TGAAACTTGGTTTATATGCTGGGATAATACTAGAACAGAAATAAAAGCATTTGGCTCTATTTTAACAGACCAATGTTTAGAAACTCCTTGGATTGAAATAGACTATTACGACAATGAAGAACAATGGGCAGAAATACTAATTAAAAATGGAATAAATCCATTTTAATAAAACTGAAAATACAAAATTAACAAGTAAATTAATTATATAAATATGAGTACAAAGAAAAGAGTTTTTAATAAACTAGCAGAAGAAACAAAAGTTGAGTTGTCTGTACAGAAAGTAGAGTTGAGTTTAATGGATGATGTAGATAAGGCTTTAGATAAAGCAAATTCTAAAAGAAGAAATTTAGAAAAACTTGCTAAAAAAGTATCATCTGATTTTAATGAATTACAATCTGAATATGCAATAGCTCTGCAAATTGCTAAAAAAGGAGAAGCAGCAGCAAAAGAAATAGGTGCAGATGATTTAAGAAAGTTTTTTGGAAATAGAGGAGATGAGGCAAGAGATTATCAAAATGAAGTAGGTAAAGCTGCTAATAAAATATTTTCAGCAGTATCAAGCATATAAGAGCTAAAATACAATAATTAACTAAATATATGAACACAGACAGAACATTATTAAACAAAGCAAGAGTTTTACTTGGATTAGAAGTAAAGCTAGAGCAAATGAAGCTAGATAATGGTGCTATCTTAGAAGCTGAAGTATTTGAGGCTGGTGCAGAAATCTTTGTCGTTGCAGACGAAGAAAGAGTTGCAGTACCAGTTGGAGAGTACGAAGCAGAGGGTAAAACTATTATAGTTTCAGAAGAAGGTATCATTGGAGAAGTGAAAGAAGCAAGTGCTGAAGAAGAAGCACCAGCAGAAACAGAAGCAGAAGAAGTTGAAGAAGAAGAATTATCAACTGAAACTGCATCTCCAAAGAAGATAGTTAAATCAATATCAGAAGAAATGTTCTTCTCAGAGATTGAAAAACTAAGAACTGAGATCAACGAACTAAAATTATCTAAAACAGAAGTTGTTGCAGAGGAAGTAGTTGAGTTATCAGAAGTAAAGGAAGATAAAGTAGAGTTATCTGCTGAAGAAGTTGAAGGAATTACACATACTCCAGAAAACTTATCTGACAAAAAAGAATTAAACCTTTATTCTCAAAAAGGGAATAAGAACACAACAAGAAATAGAATATTTAACAAATTAAACAAATAAAAAATGAGTTTATCAATTACATCAACGTATGCTGGAGAGTTTGCTGGAAAATATGTTTCAGCTGCTTTATTGTCTGGTAATACAATTGCTAACAACTTAATTGAGGTTAAGCCAAACGTAAAATTTAAAGAAGTATTAAAAAGAGTAGATTTATCTGGTGCTATTGCAAATGCATCTTGTGATTTTACAGATGCTGGAACTGTTACTTTAACAGAGAAAATCATTCAACCAAAAGAATTACAAATTAACTCAGAGTTATGTAAAACTCCATTTGTATCAGATTGGGAGGCAGTATCAATGGGTTATTCAGCTCACGATAACTTACCAGCTAACTTTTCTGATTACTTTATCGGGTTAATGTCTGAATCTGTTGCTGAATCAACTGAAAACGATATCTGGAGTGGAAGTGCTGGTGCTGGAACTTTTGATGGTTTTGAAACTTTATTAGCTGCTGATGCTGATTTACCAGCTGCACAAGAAGTTGCTGGAACTACTGTAGATTCTTCAAACGTAGTTGCTCAATTAGGATTAATTGTAGATGCTATTCCAACAAGTGTATATGGTAAAGAAGATTTATACATTTATGTTGCACAAAACATCTTTAGAGCTTACAAAAGAGCTTTAGGAGGTTTCCAAAGTGGAGGTCAAGGAGCAGCTGGTGTTAATGGATTAGGAAACAACCAAGATATAGACATCCAATATTTTGATGGTGTAAAAATCGTAGCTTGTAACGGGCTTTCTGATGATACTGCTATTGCAGCTCAAAAATCTAACTTATTCTTTGGAACTGGACTTTTAGCAGACCACAACGAAGTAAAAGTATTAGATATGGCTGACTTAGATGGATCTAAAAATGTTAGATTCATTATGAGATATACTGCTGGAGTACAATATGCAGTTGTTGAAGATATCGTAACTTACGGAATCACAAACTCTGCTAACTAATATTAGCTTTTAAATAACAATGAGGGTAGGTGGTTAATCTGCTTACCCTTTTTTAATAACCTTAAAAAATATAACACAAATGGCTTGTTTACTTACATCTGGTAGAGCTTTACCTTGTAAAAGTAGTGTTGGTGGCTTAAAAGCAGTTTATTTCGCAGATTATGGTACGTTGGGAGCAACTACAATAGCATCTGGAGAGATTACTGCAATAAGTGGAACACCAGACTTCTTTAAATTTGATATCAAAGGTAATTCTTCACTAGAAACCACAATTAATAGTTCAAGAGAAAACGGAACTA